TCCGGCCGCGCGGGACGACGGCGACCTTGATGCGGGCTTCGAGGGCTCTAACCTGCAGAAGCAGGAAGATCCATGGGACGAGGACGAGGCGTTCCAGCAGACCGGCAGCGTGTTCTTCTCGGGCGAGAAGCTGAAGGATCAGACCGACAAGTTCGTCTCGCGCAAGTTCACGCCTTACATGTTCCTCGGCGGCACCGAGTTTTCCGACATGAAGGTGTACAAGGCGGAGAACACGCGAAACATCGAGCTTAAAATCTGGGAGCCGCCGCAGCCGGAGTCGGTCTATGTCTTCGGCATCGACCCGGCGTTCGGCGAGAATGAGCACAACGACCGCTCGGCCATCCAGATTTTTCGCTGCTATGCCGACGGCATCGACCAGGTCGGCGAGTACGCCTACCCGCTGGTGTCGACCAAGCATCTCGCCCACATCCTGGCCGGTACCATGGCGTGGTACGGCAACGAGCCGATGAGTGAGGTGCATTATATCCTGGAGATCCAGGGACCGGGCGGCGCCGTGCTGCAGGAATTGAAGTCGCTCAAGTTCCAGATCGAGAACGGCTACGCGCCGCTCGAGGAGCAGGGCATCCGGAACATTTTCCGCAACGTCAAGCAGTACATCTACGCTCGTCCTGATTCATTGTCGGGTGGCGGCTCGGTATGGCACTGGAAGACGCAGGTGCAGTCCAAGGTCATGATCCTGGAGGAGTTGCGCGGTTTCGTCGGCAACAGCCAGATGCGGATCCGCTCGCACGACCTGATCGAGGAGATGAAGACGATCGCCCGCGATGGCGACTCGATTGCGGCCGAGGGCGACATGAAGGACGACCGGGTGCTGGCCGCGGCGATGTCGGCGCATTACTGGGACAGCCGGATCCGGCGCAATTTGATCATCCAGAAGCGGACGCGCGAGGCGGAGAAGGTCAAGAAGCAGCGGTCGGTCATTGACCAGACGGCGATGTTCAATCAGAACATGATGGCGGCGTTCATGGGGCAGAAGGCGCAGTCGCGGGTGCAGGCGCAGCGGCTGGCGCAACGGCAGGTGTGGCGGTACGGGAGACGATAGTGGCAGTAATTTTGAAGTGCCCGGCTTGTCGTGAGAAGTTCAAGTACGACGTGACCAACGGCTGGCCCGACGAATGTCCGATCTGCAAGACCGACATCAACAACCGGCGGGATGACGACGACGTGGTGATGCCGAACATCCTGTCGTTCCGGACGAAGAACAACGACAAGGTCGCCCGTGACATCATGGACGGTTCGGAGAAGCGGGCCGAGATCGCTGCCCAGATGGCCGGCACCAGCGTCGAGGAAATGTCGAACCTGAAGATCACCAACCTCAACGACCGCAACGATACCCAGTTCTCGGCGGTGGAGGTCAACAATCCCGTGACCCAGCGGATGGCGGAGATGCAGGCCAAGGGCATGCCGACCGGCTTCGGCGTAGCGCAGGCTCAGGAGTTTGCCGCCGCTGCGCATGTCGATACGTTCGCCCCGCACGCAGGGGCCAAGGAAATGAGCCGAATGCAGCGGCTGATGAATCCGATCGGACAGGCACCTTTACCCAACGAGATCACGCGAAATCCCAATTATAGGCGTCCGATATGATCGAGCTTCCGTCAGGCGAGAAAGAGCTCCTTCCGGTCGCGAACGAGCTGATCGAGACCTGCCGGGTAAGTCAGGGGATGCGGGCTGCCTATTACCGCCTGCTCAATACGATCGCCGAGACCGGGCGCTACGATGGGCAGAAGTCGCTCATCAACATGATGAACACCCACCTCGAACGGACGGCCTCGCACCTGTTTTCTCCGGTCGAGTTGCGCTTCGCACTCGATTACGACAACGAGTACGATCCGGAGACGGTCAAGAAAGGCAATGTCGCGGCCAAGCACTTGACCCGGCAGTGGGAAAAGACGTCGACCGATACGATGTTTGGCCAAGGCGTGTATGAAGGCTTGAAGTACGGCGGCGCGCTGCTCAAGCAGTGGGGCAAGGCCGAGGGGTCTGCCGATCACCCACGGATATCTTACGAGAAAAAACTGGTTCTCCCATGGAACTTCGGTGTCTATCGGGAGGACGAGAACGACATCGATAACCAAGAAGCCTTGTGCGAGACGTCGTACCTGACGGGGCCGGAGCTTTGGAGCCGCATCTACAATTTGCCGAATGCGCGCAAGCTGTACGACCAGATCATGACGCATGCCAAGTCCAACGAGATGGGCAGCGGTCCCGATAGTTTCTTCCATCAGGTGCTGTCGACGTCGCAGATCAACACCGGCGTGCAGGGCGCCACGCGCCCGCTGCCGGGCGGCATCGTCCAGCTCAACAACGATCCGAATTATGCGATCATGGGGCCGACCGTCGGCGCTCCCGTGGTCAAGTTTCATGAGCTGTGGGTGAAGGGCGAGGAAGATTACAAGACGATCCAGATCGTCGAGCCCGACATTCTCGTGACCCGGTTCAAGCTGTCGAACCTGTTCATCAAGGAAAGCCGCCTGCAGCCGTACACGCTGATCCAGCCGAACCCGATCACGAACTGGTTCTGGGGTCGGAGCGAGCTGGTCGATCTGATCGAGCCGCAGGCGCTGTTGTCGCAATGGGCTGAGGACATCAAGCGGCTGTTCGGACTGCAGATCGACAAGATCCTGGCGTTCAAAGGCGACAATACGATTCAGGACGAAATGTATGCGCAGTTCCGCGCCGCCGGGTATGTGAATCTGGGACAAGGCGGAGGCGTCGAGGACCTGACGCCGAAGATGCCGCCGGAAGCGATCGAGATGCTGAAGTTCTGCATCGAGATGATCAACACGCTCGGCAGTTTTCCCGACATCATGCAAGGCAAGGGCGAGGCTGGCGTGCGCGCGGGCGTGCATGCGAACACGCTGTTGAAGACGGCTTCTCCGACCTTGCGGGACCGGGCGCTATTGACCGAGCGCCAGTGCGCGATCGCCGCCGACAAGACCATGACGCTAATGGAGGCGAAGGAGGACCGCAAGTTCTGGGTCGATCCGAAGAAGATGGACGACAATTTCATGCTGACCGACCTGCCGGAGGATTGGCGGGTGACGGTGGACAGCCATTCGTCGAGCCCGATTTTCTCGGATGAGAGCCAGCAGTTGATCTTCGCGTTGCGCAAGACCGGCGACGTCGACGGTGAGTTCGTGATCGACAACACGCCGGTGCCGAACAAGGAGACGGCGAAGGCCCAGCTTCGCGAGCGCAAGAAGCAGGCCGCCGAGATGCAGAAAGCGATGTTCGGTCAGCTATCGCCCGAGGGCAAGGACAAGGCGATCGAGAAGATGCTGGGCGGGCACAAAGGGCATTGAGCGCTACTGCCTGAAGCCTCCCGGCACCGGGGACAAGACCGCTGGTCCGCGCGTTGCCTGTCGGATGACGGGATCGCTTGAAGCGCGTTGCTCGAGCTTCGCGCGTAAGCGGGCTTCGGCGAGGCTGCGCTGGATGCGGGCTTCTTCGGATTGATCGAGGTCTTCGAGACATACGCCATGGATGGTGTTTTTTGCCCATGAAGCGATCTGACCAAATTCATCTTCAATACAGAAATCGTCTTCGTGCAGGATAGCTTCTACTACATGCACACGAGCTAAGTTGGCTTTCTCTTTATCCTTGAACAAAAATGCCCACGTCGTCGCGCTCGGACCGAAGGAAATGGTCAGGCTGTACATCTATTTTTCCTTTTTACCGTTTGTCCAAGCGACAAATTCTTCGAGGGGAAATCGCCAGCGGCCTTTGGGGACCAGCTTGTAGCCCGGCGGCCTGTTCTTTTTCATTTGCAGATAGCGACGCAATGTATTTCGGGAAATACCGGCTGCTGCGGCAGCTTCGTCGATGTTGAGCCAGTTGCGTTCAATATGGATGCTCATGCACTCTTGGGCGATGATGCTAAAACATTGCTCTATTTGGTACAATATGGATGAAAACTTGTCAACCAGTCCCTCGCCTTCTTCCCGGAACTACAAGAGGTTGGTCGGCGCACACTACCGTGCGATCACACCACTCAAGAAGGAGCGCGCCATGATCGAACGTCATCGTCGGGGCAAGCGGAAGCACCGCAAGTAACCCATGCCAATCCCAGCTCCTGCAGCTCCGGGTGGACAGCCCCAACAGCCCCCGATGGGCGCGTCCCCAGCAATGGGTGCCACGCCGAATCGCGGCTATGAAGCTGCCGGAATGCAGAAGCTGGGCGTCGTGGTGAAGCAACTCGAAGCACTTTTGCCGGAACTAGGTGCGACTTCTGAAGCGGGACAAGCGGTTCTCAAGGCGCTCAATTCCCTGGTCAAGTACGTCCCCGCCGGATCCGTGACGCCGGCCGCCCAGAAAAATTCGATCGAAGCCCAGCAGCGCAACATGGCGCAGAACAACCAGCAGATG